CTCCAACATTTAGGTTTTCTTGTGTACTTACACCACCTGTAACCTTTAAGGCACCTGTAGTTGCACTATCAGATGTAGTGTTATCTGTTACGATAACACTTCCAGATGACATGTCAGCCGCGAAGACAGTCTTGGCAACTCCTAGACCACCTACAACCTGTAAAGCACCTGTAGTTGTATCGGTTGCATTTGTACCGTCCCAAACCTTGGTTAGTCCTCCAACATTTAGGTTTTCTTGTGTACTTACACCACCTGTAACCTTTAAGGCACCTGTAGTTGCACTATCAGATGTAGTATTATCTGTTACGATAACACTCCCAGATGAAATATCGGCTGCAAAGATGGTCTTGGCAACACCGAGTCCACCCACAACTTGTAAGGCACCTGTAGTTGTATCAGTTGCATTTGTACCGTCCCAAACCTTGGTTACTCCACCGACATTCAAGTTTAGTTCAATACCGGCACCACCACTTTGAACTATGAGAGCACCCGTATCTTTATCGGTAGAATTTGTGTTATCTGTGATGTTGACACTTTCAAATGTTGTATCGGCGGCGTGTATACTCTTAACAACCCCGAGGCCACCTAAAATTTGTAAAGCACCACTTGTAGTTGAGGAAGCATCTGTGTCATTTTCAATCTTACCAGTTCCACCAACGAATAGATTTTCTCCTATACCCACACCACCCGCTACTTGGAGGGCACCTGTTGTTGTTGAAGTGGCTCCAGCATCACCAGTGACGAGGACGTTAGAAGCCGTAGAAATATTTGAAGTAAAGTGGGCATTGCCAGTGACATATAGTTTTGAGTCGGGGACATCGTCATTCTCACCATCCCCAATTCCGATACCTAGGCCACCGTCAACGATGTAGACATTTCCATATTGAACTGTCACAGTGTTTTGTGTGATGAGGTGCCCCCATATATTTGCGGTAATATGATCTGTACCGTTCCACTCTACTTGATCAGCTGTGTAACCCGCGTCTGTATAACCGATAGAAAAGTGGTCATGAGGATTGGTATGATGACCAATGAATATATTCTTACCGGGGTGTTCCATGAGAATACCAATATCCAGTGAACTAGATGCATTATTATTAGCTAAATCAAGGATACGATCAGTTATAATCACGTCATTTGATGTGAGTGCAAATGTATTACCTACCACACTAATATTACCCGCGATTTCCATATTTCCACTGATTGTGATTGAACCATCATCATTTTGAGTAATGAGAGAATTAACTAATTTTTTATTTGCATCTGTAAAGGGTAGCGTACCTGTTGACATATTTAATACTTTAACACTATCCAGAGTCGTGTCAGCTGCAAACAAAGTACCTTGAATACCTGCACCACCAGTCACTTGGAGGGCACCCGAGGACTTAGTGGAAGCCGTGGTTGAGTCTGAAATATGGGTAGATGTCGTAACGAGGGCACCCACGTTGGCTGTACCCCGAACATCAAAAGTATTAGAAGTAGCAGAAGTGCCTACACCTATGTGGGAAGCCGCGAAAACATTTGTAGAGTGAATGTTCGCTTCAACACCTAGTCCACCTTGGGTCACTACGAGGACCCCAGTATCTTTAGAAGTAGAGTGAGTTGTGTCTGTAACCGTAAGGCTATCAGCCTCAACATCCTCCAGATTTGCATGTGTAGCATATAGATCCCCTTGAATGCCTACACCACCAGTTACTTGGAGAGCACCAGTGGTTTTAGAAGTAGCAGCTGCGGTACCGGTAATAAGAACATTAGAAGCTGTGCTAATATTTGAAGTCACGTAGACATTACCAACAATATCGAGAGTGGATTTTGGTGTTATTGTTCCCAAACCCACACGGTTAGTTTCTGTATCTACATGGAGGGTTGTAGAATCAATCGTGACATTTCCAGTGATATAAGTATTACCCAAAACTTCTAGGTCCTTGTCGGCGTAGACATTTCCTGTGATAGTGAGTTCTTCGGTAATTGAAACATTACCAGATACATATGCGTTACCAGTCAATGTGAAATCCTTGTAGGCTACGACATTTCCAGTGATATAAGTATTACCCAAAACTTCTAGGTCCTTGTCGGCGTAGACATTGTTACTAATTGTCAATTCTTCGGTAATTGAAACATTCCCGGACACGTATGCATTACCGGTCAATGTGAAATCCTTAGAGGCTATGACATTTCCAGTGATATAAGTATTACCCAAAACTTCTAGGTCCTTGTCGGCGTAGACATTGTTACTAATTGTCAATTCTTCGGTAATTGAAACATTACCAGATACATATGCGTTACCAGTCAATGTGAAATCCTTGTAGGCTACGACATTTCCATCTACGTAAACATTACCCAAAACTTCTAGGTCCTTGTCGGCGTAGACATTGTTACTAATTGTCAATTCTTCTATGATGGAAATATTACCGGATACGTATGCATTACCAGTGAGAGTAAAGTCTTTGTAGGCTACGACATTTCCATCTACGTAAACATTACCCATAACCTCAAGGTCCTTATCAGCATACACATTGTTGGAGATGGTCAACTCTTCGGTGATATTGACATTTCCAGTTACATATGCGTTACCAGTTAGGGTAAAATCTTTAGAGGCTACAACATTGCCACTCACATAGGCATTGCCAGTTAGTGTAAAGTCTTTGTAGGCTACGACATTTCCATCCACGTAGACGTTACCCATAACTTCAAGATCCTTATCGGCATACACATTGTTACTAACGGTCAACTCTTCTGTCACCGTGACATTTCCAGTGACATAGACATTTCCATCCACAAGAACATCTTCATGTGCGTAAATATTAGCATCCACGTGGGTTAAACCGTATACATGGACATTAATGTCTTCATCCAATTTTGGAGTAAATGTCTTATCAGTTGGTTTTGCATCGGTATACGCCAAAGCAAATTCATCGGTACCCTCTCGGTAGCCAATAACAACATTTGATAACGCATCCGGTCTATGCATCAAAATACCCAAATCAAGCGTCGTATCACCCGCTCCATTATTTGTCCCGAGTTCAATGAGAGCATCCTTGATAGATGTGTTTTCGGTATAAATCACACTGGTATCTCCATTTACACGAAGATTGCCGTCAATCACGAGATTCCTAAGAATTGCAACATTACCTGAAACGACGAGGACATTTGAACCTGTATCGTGTACATATAAATTAGAGCCGACGCTGAGTGTATGGTTTTGGGGAGCTGTATTTACTACACCGACTGAATTAGAAGTTATAATACTTATACTTTGTGCATCTAGTGCAGAACCAGTAAAAACGGAGATATTTGAAGTAACGTTACCGAATTGTGTTGCACTTTGTAAAGTTGGTTCAATAATATCTGTAGCAGCTTCACCGGATTCTGTGATTTCTTTGGTAAATTTGTCATACATGAGTAGAACAACATTCGAATCCGTATAGTCAGTTCTTTCGCGAATTGGAGATAAATATACTGCACCGGGAGTACTGACATCAAACGAAACATTACTCGCATTGAACACAATTGTATTTTCTGCTTGTTCTGTAGCATCAGGTACATTCTTACCAAATCTAATTTGGGTAGATCTCTCTACTGACGGTAAGTTCTTCACCATTTAATATATGAGGCTAAATTAATTTGCGTAAAGGAGACCTGCCATCCCATTTTGTATACGGAGGATGTTATAGTTGACTGCATATATTGGGTCATTTATGGGTAAAGTTTCGCTCATGAGTTTGGCTGACTCGATTCGGCTGAAGTTTAGTGTACCCGTGGGTTGTAGGGAACTCGTCATGAGACAAAAACAGTAAAGGAAGAAGTCTGGAGAGGTTACAAAGTTTGTGTGATAATAGTTCATCACATCAATGAAGTGGGGTTTACCCCATTTGTAGTTTGACAATTCAACTCCATTTATACACAGTTTAACCTTATTCGTTGGCGAAGTGAGAGCGCCATCTGTAGTTGTATCCGAAGAAGCGAGATACTTTACTGGGTGATTGAAGATGAGATCTTGGACAGTCTCACCACTTGGAATGTTCTTTTGAACTTGGGTGATGAGAAGATCGTGTTTTCTTGTCGCGATGTTACCCCTCTCTTCATTGTCTAGATAGTAATAGTTTGCATACATTTCAAAATTATAGTTGGCAGCTTGTGAACCCCAATGAATTCTCAGCTCAACGTTGTGGTAATTAAGGGCTACGAGAGGTAGGGCACATTGTGGTCCTTCACAAAAAAAGAAGCGAAGGGGGTAAAAATACGAACGCGCGTGAACACCTGGGTGTGTACCGATCGCAGACCTAGAAATGTTTTGAGCGAATGTATCTATCGCAATTTTTTCAGTGAAAATAGAGTCCTGACTATCAATAACAGAACCACCAATCAGAAGTTCAATTTTATCGATGAGAAGATCCCAGCGAGAAGTGTCTACAGCTTGATTTGTATCATCTATGGTGAGGTAAATGTAGCCGAGCATATCACCAGACCTTTCAATCTGAACACTTGACATTGAATTATTTTTCACATCTCCGCGTATCGTCTGCTTCTCGATGGATTGTGAAAAATTGGAGTGTCTTTTAAACGTGGAATTAAAAAACGATATCTCCGGGTTGCCCATGATGTACTCATCCTGAGCGCCGATTGCCACTAATTGAACAATACCCGAAGACATGTTTATTACTACTTTAAAGGGAGAAAATTACAAGTTTGGTTTTCTACACACAAATCTAAAAACTAAAAAGTTGGCACCACCATCCGAAGAGTTTTTGATGGTAGCACCGGTTTGATCTCTAATCGTAACACTGAGACGATCAATTCCTCGGATCGGGTTCACATACTGGCTAACGATGGGATAGTTGTCCTTGAAGCTGATGAGAGAGTTACCGTCTTCGTGAGTAGTACTATCTGTCACGATACTCGCGAAAGAACCCCTAATCATACTCATATGGGATTGACCAGTGAGAACATTGGAAGCCCTGTCATTAAAGATGGTATCCAATTCTTCAATGGAAACATAGCAATGTTCTGTGACAACGTTAGAGTGAATGTGAGCGGCGAGGAGTCTAGCCTGAACAACATTTTTGAGGGGCTGCTGGAGATGGCAAGTAAAAGTGTTGGCACTGTCTTGACCAATGGAATCAACAGTTATGACATGATATTCATAATCAAGATCTGGAATAGTTTGGGGAGAAGTAACCAAAGCCATTTATAATAGCTTAGATTAAAGATCCACCGATTCCATCCTCAATCCCGTAACCCGCTTGTTCGGAGACGAGCTTTTGGGCACCACAGAGTCCACCTGGAGTCAAGCTCTTGGTGTATGGGCTACCCTCACTGGTGTGACCAGGGACACATTCGATGCGGTCCTCGAGACCAAAGAGAGACTTCTCGTTGATAGCTTTGATGATAATTGGTCTAGGCTGATACTTGCTGGTAGTTTTGAAAATACCAAGAACAAAGATCACAGCGATCAGGCTGAAAATACTGATGAGAGCATTTCGGTTGGCACGGTTAAGGGTGTACATTTATAATGTACGGACATATTTTTTTGAAAATGCGTTAAAGGTTAATTAATAGTTTCCATATAGAGAGTAGATGGACGAAGAAATTGTCATTGATCGTGGAACTACAAATGTTATGAAGTTAGATGCAGACGAACAAGCCCTCATGGATGAAATTGAAATTTCCACCGCCCGTCCTCAGCCTGTGCGTCGTCCTGTAACTAACAAACCATATGTGCAACAGCAGCACCAGGAGTCTATGGATGCTTTTGTCAACCCAAACAAACAGTCGGCTCCTACCCAACCACATATGGATGAGGAGATTGATTACGGTGAAGATGAACCAATGTTTTTTGATGATGCTGATGATGGTCCAGGACCCCATAGTGAAGAGGCACCATCCAAGGGATACAGCTCGGTGGATGAAGAGAAAGCGGACCTCATTAATAAGTTGGGTCGGCTTGAAAAGAAGGGGTTTGCTGTCAATAAGAGGTTGAATGCCTACTCAAATGTTGAAGAACTTCGTACAGAAGTCAAGAGGATTACCTACAGTATTGATGTTGAACAGTCTGTTCGCTTTTCTCGTCGTATGCTTGTGGCCTGTGTGACTGGTCTGGAGTTCCTTAATAAGAGGTATAACCCCTTTGAGATTCAGTTAGAAGGTTGGTCTGAGTCTGTCATGGAGGGGGTGGACGACTATGATGGTGTCTTTGAAGAGCTTTACGTGAAGTATAGATCCAAGGTGAACGTCGCTCCAGAGGTCAAACTCATCATGATGTTAGGTGGTTCGGCGATGATGTTCCACCTCACAAACTCTATGTTTAAGAGTGCCCTCCCCAATATGAACGATGTTCTCAAGCAGAACCCAGACCTCGTGAAGAATATGATGTCCGCGGTTCAAAATACAACCCGTGCACCATCAGGATCTGCTGATGCCGCCCCAGTTGGTGGCACCGGACAATATGAGATGCAGGGTCCTGGGATTGACATCTCCAGTCTCATGGGT